GCCGGACAGGCGGGTTCGCGCACGGTTTAATATTGCGGCTGCGAAGACCGGCAGGTTCTCCTGCTCAGGTCCGAACATGCAGCAGATCCCTCGTGACAACGAGCTGCTGGGCGAGGCGACCAGCGTAAGGGCATCCTTCGTAGCGGCGGACGGCAACCGCCTCGTTAGTCTGGACTACAGCGGCATCGAGCTGCGCGTGCTTGCCCTCCTCTCCGAGGACAAACAGCTCCTGCAGGACGTCGTATTCGGCGACGTACACAGTGAGGTTGCCGCCGTCATTGCCGGCCATGCCATCGACAAGACTACGACCGCCGGTAAGAAGGCGCGCACTGCAGCCAAGGGCGTCAGCTTCGGTATCATCTACGGCAGCGGCGCAGCCGGCCTCGCCGCGACCATGCGCACGGATGTCGAGAGCGCCGAGGAGTACATCAACTTCTGGGCAACGCGCTACGAGAACGCCTTCGGCTACCGTAATGAAATGATGGTCGAGGCGCGCAAGACGCGACGCATACGGTGTGTCGACGGCGGATCAATATACATGGGTAAGAAGCCGGAGCTGCCGCAGTGCGCCAACTACCCGGTGCAGCGCGCCGCCCTCTCAGTGATGGCCCGCGCCATATCACGACACAAAGACACACTCGACGACGTTCGTTCGCGTGGACAACAGAAGCGCACGCGCATTCTGTCTACCATTCACGATGCGTTGATCGATGAGACACTGACGGCTGACGCCGACAGTTGCCTGATCCTGATGGAGCAGGACATGACGAATGCCTACCTCGATATATTTCCCAGCGCCCCGATCGAGGGGCTAGTCGAGGGCGGATACGGAACGAGCTGGGCCAACCTAGAATAGGAGACCACGTTATGAACTGGCTTATAAATTTGTTTAAGACCCCGCCGCAACCCAAAACGATAGGCGCCCGCCGCTCAGGTACGAAACCGACAGCGCAAAACGTATTCGTGAAGAGCCGTGGTAACACCACCGTATACGACGTCGATCGTATGGCGCAGGCGCTGGGCATGGATCTGCGGGATATTGTTTTTGGCCGTTGGGCGCACGGCACTGTTGAGTCAAAGATCAAGAAGTCGGCGCTTGCAAAGGGGCGCGGCAAGGGCTCCATATCAGCGAAGACTTGGGGGGAAGCGCAGTGAGCACGCAACTCGAGTTTGACTTCCCCGCTACCCGATCAACTGTTCTGCGCACGGCTGAGAACTACATCACCAAGGACCGGGCAGAGGAGCACGGCGACATGGCGGAGAACTTCGCGACTATTGCCAGCTACTGGTCTACCCATCTCGGTGTAGGGGTGACAGGCTCTGACGTTGCCGTTATGATGTCGCTGTTAAAAGTGGCGCGGATTAAAAGCAACGCCAGAAACATGGACAACTGGATTGATGGCTGCGGGTATCTTGCCTGCGGCGCAGAACTAGCGACGAGGAATTAAGCTATGTCTAAGAGAGCAGCCGAGAGGCAGAAGGAGTACGAGCAGCGCCTGCGCGACGACGGTTATCGCCGCATACAGGTCTGGGTTAAGGCGGCCAACGCAGACAAGGTCAAAGCATTTGCCGCAGCTCTACGAGAGGATCAGCGCAATGGTAGATAGCCGGATGGAGAACGCTATGCGGTTGGCGGATAAGTGCTGGGGGAAAGCAATGGCTGTGTCGCCTGATTTTGTGCGGGCGTACTTAGAAGTTGCCGACGCCTACCTATCAGACAAAGCCTTTATACGGGGTAGCGAACTGCGTCGCGCCTGTTCTAGCGCAGGCGTGCAGCTACCCGACGGCTTACATCACAACACATGGGTGAGCGGGGTTAGGGCGCTCTCTCTTATGGGCTGGATCCAGAAGGATGGCTACGCCAAGCCAGTTGAACGACATAATCATATGAACAGCGTCACTGTCTGGCGGGTGGTAAAATAAGATGTACGAATTGAACCAGCGCGTAATTGTCGTCATTGACGGCGACGAAAAGATCGCCAGTGTTGTCGGTCGCACATTTGAGAGCGAGCCGCGTTACGACGTCCGGCTTAGTGACGGCAGCATTGTGGCAAGTATTACGACGATCAGGGAGTTAGAGACATGAGGGCATTTACCTGTAGTCGGTGCGGTAAGACGAGCAAAGGCCGGCAGTATCATGCATCTTGCTTCGACGCTATGTATAAGGAAGAGCAGCTTATCAAGCAGGCGTTGGCTCGGCAGGCAAAAGCGAAAGTTGATTCGGAACGTCGCAAATCGCAGTCTCTGATTTTGCAGGACAGAAAGCGGCTGGCTATTGATCGCGGCCTGTCCCAGCGGTCGTATAACGAACTGGAAAACGCCGAGATACTGTGGGGGCAGTTGCTGGGGTCTCGGTCGTTTCGCTAGGCCAGACTTTCAAGCCGCTGGGCGTGTCGCTCAGTGCGCTCTGGCGTCTGGCGATACAGTTTGCTGTCTCGCAACTCCGCCGCCGCCGTCATCCAGTGCTCTTCTTCTAGAGCCTCGTGATGTTTTACGAACTTTGAGTAGCGAGGCGCGCCAAGCTGGAAAGCCAGCGAGACGACAGTAATCTGTCCGGGGATGGGCCAGCTTTCTAGCTCAGGCTGTAGCCACAAAGCGTCCTTCAGCGCGGTCTGGACATCTTGCGCAAACAACTCTGACACCCGCTCTTCACTGACCGGCGCACCTACCGGCCAACCGTGTTCGTCATCATCTTCGAGGATAAGGTGTCCAATGCCGGTCGTCGCCTTGCCGAGGTGGTCGAGGTAGACCTCGTGCTTCACACCCTCGTCAGCCTCAAGCAACTCTCTCAGTTCATTCATCATTTACTCACCCGCTTGAGCTTTTCCACGGTTCTGAGGCCCCCCAACCCGAGGAGCCCCATCAACACCGGCATCATCTCGCTCATGTCCAGCGTCGGCAACTCGATAAGATGACCTGTTTGCGCGAGGACGAAAGAGGCAAGCGGAAATATAAGAAAGTTAAGTGCCATTGCAGCGCCGCACGTCCATCCGATAGCCGGTCTCCATCCGCTAACAAACACGGAACGGTGCGCCGCTTCTGTCTTGTTGATGTCCAACTGAGCGAGGTCGATCTTCGCTAAGTGGAGCGTAAGCTGCGCCTCGATTTCTCGCTCCGCCGCTGCTCTCTTTTCCTTGTCTTCAGGTAGAAACCTTCCGGCCACCTCCATTACTGAGGGCAGGATCGCACCGATTAAACCAATCATGTTGCCTTCCTTTCGCTTGGCACAACTGGATGGACTCCGTTGTGCATTTTATGCATCCGCGACGCCTCTTCCCGCAGATACGCAATGTCGGAGAGCATGATGGCTACCTCTCGATTTCGGCGCTCCAAAACATCAGGCGCGTTCATCTTGGCAAGGATGTCGAGCCGCTGCTTTACCACCGCCTCGCCATTATCGAGGTGATCAATGCGCTGGTCTATTTTGCGCATCCGCCCCTCTAGGTCTCGTAGAGTTTCTTGGATTACCCGGATTGACATCTTGCCGACAGCCGCAGCTCCGGCCACCGAGAACAAGATGCCGCCAACACTAATGATGAGGCGTATGTCGATTGCGCCGTCCATCAGTCGCGCCCCGTCCAGCGCTTGACCGTCTCGGTCTCCCAAATGCGAAGCGCCAGCCAGATTATAGAAAGGATTGCCGCCACGTCAGGTATTAGTGCGAACCACGAGCCAATCCCGCCAGCCACAGCGGCCAAGTCGAGGCCGGTTTTAAGCTCGTCGGTCATGGTCTATAGCTTTGCGCGTTCAGCAGCGATCAGGGCGTCCTGAGTAGCCAGCCAACCGCCGTCAGTTCCAAGCACCGCCTCACGCATACGACGGGGTGTCACCTCTTCTTCGAGGCGCTCGATCTCTTGCAGCACCAGCCCACGATCACGATCAGCAATCTCTTCAGTCGTCATGGGTCGCGACCCCATTATGGTCGTAACACCATCGGCAGTTACAACATCCTCGAAACCATCATTGGTATCATCCGGCCCCATGACTGCCTCTTGGATGGTCAGCGGAAGCCAGCCCATTTCTTTGAGAGCGCCGTCGTCGGCCATATTCAGGCCGGAGGTATTGCCCCAGTTCTTGGGGAGCGCGCCGCGATAATCTACGACGCCATCAGTTACGTGTGCGTAATTCATTTTAAACTCCTGCTCTGCGTATAGCTGTGGCTGAGATGCTTTCGATAGCATCACCCAAATGCTCCTGCTCAATCTTGTAGCCCACGCCACGCCCGTAGGTGATGTTGACAATGTTTGGTACATCAAGGACTTCGTAGTCCACCCCATATGCAAAGCCCTGCTCTGTCAGGTCAGCTACAAGATCGCTCTTGTCAAACCAGCCCTCGCCGGTATCTCGCACCATGATAGCGACTTGTCCGGTCTTGGCGTGGGCTTTCTTAAATAGCTCACGGTGCCCTTCGTGCCACGGCTGGTAGCGTCCCAACATCTGAACCGTGGGGTTCTGTCGGTTCATTGTTTTCTCGCCCGTCTCAAAGTGAGAGAGTAAATCAGTTATGTCCGTCAGCCAGCTTGTGACGTGATAATCGCAGTTCTCCGGCTTTTCAAACATCGCGTTCGTGTCTTCAAAGCGGCCTTCTTCTATCGTGTCCATCCAGATCACGAAGTCTGCACCAAAGGCTTCACGAGCCGCGTCAGTGGGACACACAAAGTCGGCCACGGCCACCTTACCCGCTTGGACAACACCGTCCGACAGAAACTTCATTCGCATGGCTTGGCGCATACGGCCCTCGGGGGAAAAGTCCCAGTCTTCATAATCCGTCCGCACCTTGTCGGCGTTAATCCATACGCCACCAAGACCCTTGGCAAGAGCCTCTGCTAGAAAACTTTTGCCTGACCCCGGCAAGCCCATGACAAGTATTTTATAATGCGGCATTAGACCGACACCCAATTCAGTTGTGCTTCGTCCCACTGGTACATGCCGTCGTCAGGATACGGGACCGGAGCCTGCCAGACATATGCATCATCCAGCGACCATGACGGGTACGGTTGTGGGCCGTAGAACGCGTCAGCCACGGGGTCAAACGTGTAACCTTCACCAGCGTAGTTGTAGCGGATGTTGCTGTTGTAGCTGGTCTGCTTCCAGTTGCCGCCGCCAAAGAAATCAGCACACCAGTTCTCGCCGTCAGCCTCATGCTCGTTGGCAACAACGACAACGCGGAGGACGATATTGTTTTCATCAAGTTCT